GAATCTTGGTCATGGAATCCTCCCTGGAGTTCGTGATCCGGTTTTCTCCGGCCATTCTGGCAAGGCAGCCGGTTGGGTATCAGGATAGTTCATTCATAAACAATGTCCAGTGCCTCGCGACAGGGTTACGGGAAGCTTCCCTCAACCATTCCGGGCATCCTGGATCATCGCTGAATTGCAACGCAAATCCGGCATTTCAATGTGAATCAGGGGTGAATCAGCTGATTTTTTGCAGAAATCGTTAGGCACGCTCCTTCAGTCGATCTTCGAAAATTTCGCTCAAATTGTCTTCATTCGATCGCCGGACACGAGAAACGAGCTGGCGACGGAGACAACAGGGTATTCGAGCCAAGAGGCGGAGAAGAGAGATGACGACGATGGCCATGAGTGGATCCGGCGAACCGGTCCAGGTTCTTCTTGAGCGCGGCATCGATTGCGCCACCGGGCGGGCCGGCGCGCTCGATCTGATCGAGGCGCATAAATGGTTCAACATCGCGGCTCTGCGCGGCGATGCCGAGGCGGCGCGACGCCGTCAGGAAATTGCCGGTGAGTTGCAGCCGGGCGATATCGCCGCCGCGTTGCGCCGCGCCCGCGAATGGCTGGCCATCCACTGAATTCAGGTTCCGGAGCAACACCAGAAAGCGGGGCGGGCAGGCTCCGCTTTTCTGCTTTTCGGTGTTATTCTCGCGCGTAGATATCCTCGATCCGCACGATATCATCTTCCCCGAGATAGGAGCCGGTCTGGACCTCGATGATCTCGGTATCGATCTTGCCAGGGTTCTCGAGCCGGTGCACCGCGCCGAGCGGGATATAGACCGACTGGTTCTCAGCCATGTCGCGCGTCTCGGCCTCGATGGTGACACGGGCGAGGCCCTTCACCACCACCCAATGCTCCGAGCGGTGGAAATGCTTCTGCAGCGAGAGCTTGCCGCCGGGATAGACCACGATGCGCTTCACCTGAAAGCGATCCTGCATCGCCACAGTCTGATACCAGCCCCAGGGCCGGAAAACGCGGGCATGGCTGACCGCCTCCGGCCGCCCGGCCTTTTTCAGGGCCTCGACCACATTCTTCACCTCGCTGGCGCGAGATTTGTCGGCGACCAGCACAGCGTCACGCGTCGCCACAACGACCACGTGCTTCAGGCCAAGGGTCGCGACAAGCTGATCCTCGCTCGAGACATAACTGCCCTCGGTATCGAGGAACATCGCCGGGCCTTGCGCCGCGTTGCCTTCTGCGTCGCGCTCGGAAATCGCCCAGATCGCATCCCAGCCACCGATATCGGACCAGCCGAAATCACCCGCGACCACCGCCGCGCGCTTGGTTTTCTCCATCACGGCATAATCGAACGAGGTCTTGTGCGCCTCGAGGAATGCGGCCTCGTTGAGAACCGGCACGCCGAGATCGGATTGCGCCTGTTCCAGCGCCTTGCGCACGGCGTGAACGCTCGCCGGCTCGCTCGCCTCGTATTCCGCAATCACGATATCGGGCCGGAACAGGAAGTTCCCGGAATTCCACAGATAGCCGCGGCGGATATAGTCGATCGCGGTCTCGGCATTCGGCTTCTCGACGAAGCGGGCGACGCGAGCCACCCGGTCGTCCACAGCATCGCCGGGCTGGATATAGCCATAGCCGGTCGCGGGGCTCGTGGGCACGATGCCGAAGGTGACAATCGCTCCCTCGGCGGCAGCCTTTCGCCCGGCGATCGCGGCATCGCGAAACGCCTTCGGTTTCAGCACCATGTGATCCGCCGCCAGAACCAGCGCCAGCGCTTCCGGCGAATGCTTCGCGAGGAACAGGGCAGCGGCGATGATCGCCGGGCCTGAATCGCGCGCCACGGGCTCCAGCAGGATATCGGCCTCGATGCCGATTTCCGAAAGCTGGCGCTCCACCATGAAGCGATGCACCTTGTTCGTCACGATCAGCGGGCGGCCGAAATGGGCGGCATCCTGCACGCGCAGGATGGTCTCCTGAAAGGTGGAGCGCTGGCCGATCAGCGGCGCGAACTGTTTCGGAAAAGCCTCGCGCGAAGCCGGCCAGAGCCGGGTGCCAGAGCCGCCGCACATGATGACGGGGCGAATCGTGGGGGCAATGTCAGGCATCGAGCGGCACCAGGGGACAGGTTGGCGAATGCGGCAGGCCATTGGCCTTGGCCACATCTGGTAGCCCGTGCCGCTCGAAGCAACAAGCGCAGGCTTGAAGAGAGGTTTACGAAGTTCCACCGCATTTTCATAAAGTGCGGGGTGATCGTGCTGGAGCGGCGGTTTCGCTGGGAATTCAAGTTGATGGCGGGGTATTGCGCGCATTCGTGCGCATCAATGCAGCATCAGCCGAAGGGTGGTGCTCTCGCTGACCCCGAGGCATTTTTGCCCGCGACACGGAAACGAGGCAGCGATCGCTTGCCAGCGCGGCCCGCCTCGGGCATAGAGCCCGCCACCGGAGACGTGGCCGAGAGGCTGAAGGCACTCGTTTGCTAAATGAGCATACCTCGAAAGGGGTATCGAGGGTTCGAATCCCTCCGTCTCCGCCATCCACCCCCTCAAGAATTCTCTGTTTGCCGGCCCGTGCGCCAAGCCACGGTAATGACGCGGCTTTCCGCGCCGATTCCGTTTGCTTTGCGAGAATGAGCCGGCTTTCCGGAGGCGATTCCGGGCCTGTCTGACGACCGGTCTCTGGCTGTCGCGGACGACGGTCGGTTTCTGTGTGTTTTAGCTGGAACAGGGAATTTACAGGGAAATTGCATTGTTTCTGGCATCAGACGCGCAACTCGATCAGTCAGACCTGATCGGATAGTCAGTATTTTCAGTGGTTTGGAAGGAGAAAACCGGCAATTCCCTGTTCCTGCCATAGCAGGGAATTCACTCCGCCCGATCAGGGACTTTGCCGCCCCGAAACAGGGAACGCGTTTCGAAAAAACAGAGACCCTCTGCACTTCACTCTGGAACAGCAAGAACCCGCCGCTGCTCGGACCAAAGCAGTGGAACGTCGCTGTCGATGAACCGGGCGAGCGTGATCTCGCGAGGTTGGCGCCCTTCGAGGATCGCGCGCTGGAGGTCGGGCGCGAGGAAGGCAAGGCGAAGTATGCGCCGCGCGCGGATCATGTCGGGTGCAGAATAGAGTGTGGGGCCACCGGTATCATCGCGCCCGAGTCGGGCATGGGCCTGCTTCAGCGCCCGGATCAGCACGGGGTCGCGGCACGGTCGCTTCGTATCGCCTGCGATGATCTCGCTGCGGCCGCTGCGGGTCGAGAGCCGGAACGGGATGACCAGGGGCTGGAGACGATCATCCTTCGGGCCATGTGGATCGGGATGCAGCGATACCGTCAGGCGGTCAGCCTCAACGGTTACGGAGCGGATTCGGTCGAGCGAAGCGCTGTCCCCGGCGGGCATTTTCCCTTTTGGCTCGCCGATGGCTTTGTTGAGCGTCTCTTCCAGAAGCTGCGCCGATATCCGTCGAGGGTGCGGATCATCTGCCGGGCGGCGGTGTCCTTGCTGCAAGGGCGCCGAGACATAGTACCGGTAGAGCGTGCCGTTGCTGCCATACGCAAAACTCGGCGACATCGGATACCCCTGGGCATCGACGATGCGCCCGGTGAGCGGCGAGGAGGCGGCGCGGGTTCCAGAAGACATTGAACGGCGTTGCGCCTGACCATCGAGTTGCGCCTGAACCGCCTCGAACAGCTCTGCCGGAATGATCGCTTCGTGTTGTCCCGGATAGCTCTGGCCCTTGTGGGGGATATCCCCGCGATAGAGACGATTGCGCAGGAGATGAAACAGGGCGCCGCGGCTGAAGGCGACGCCGCCGCGGATGCTGCCATCCCTGCGTCGCGTCTCCTTGGTGCGAATGCTGCGGGAAGCGAGATCGCGTTCGAGCGCATGAACAGAGCCGAGTTCAAGATAGCGGGAGAATATAGAGCGGACGAGGATCGCCTCCTCCTCGTTAGCCTTCAGGATGCGCAATCCCGGATCAGGCAGGTCGTAGCCGAGGAGGAGGGTGCCGCCCATCCAGAGCCCCTTCTTCTTCGAGGCCGCGATCTTGTCGCGGATGCGTTCGCCCGTGACCTCCCGCTCGAACTGGGCGAAGGAGAGCAGCACATTGAGCGTGAGCCGACCCATGCTGGTGGTGGTCGAAAAGGCTTGGGTGACCGAGACGAAGCTGACCGCGTGGCGCTCGAAGATCTCCACCATGCGGGCGAAATCTGCGAGCGAGCGGGTGAGGCGGTCGATCTTGTAGACGACGACCACATCGACCTTCCCGGTGGCTATATCCGCCATGAGGCGCTTCAGGCCGGGGCGTTCCATGGAGCCCCCGGAGAAGCCGCCATCGTCGTAGATCGCTGGAAGCGCCTTCCAGCCCTCGGCCTTCTGGCTGGTAATGTAGGCGGCGCAGGCCTCGCGCTGGGCATCGAGCGAGTTGAAGCCCTGTTCGAGGCCTTCCTCGGAACTCTTGCGGGTGTAGATCGCACAACGCCGGTGGTTGCGAAGAGGGGGCTTGTCGTTGCTCACGGCCGCTTCTCCTTGGCGGGCTCGCCTGTGCGTAGGCCGAAGAAGCGCGGGCCGTTCCAGCGTGTCCCGGTCGCGGCTGTGGCGATGGCCGAGAGGCTGCGGTAGCGCTTGCCCTCGAAGCGGAAACCATCGGCATCGACGACGGCCTCGATCATCCGTCCCTGCCAGATGCGCCGGAACACGGCGCCGTGACCATGGCTCTGTCCTTCGGCGATGCCGCTGGTCTTGCGCTCCAAAGCCCGGCGGGTTGGCAGATCGAGCCCGCCGAAGGCCCCGGCCTGCATCCGCCATGCCAGCAAAAGGCGCAGGAGATCGACAGAACGGAGCTTCGGGGGCGTTCCGAAACTCTCGCTCCATCGTTCGCGCAGTCCGGGAAGATCGAGATGCGCGAGTGCGCGCACCTCGTCCTCGATTGTGGCTGACCGACGCTTCATGCCGATGCCTCGATCCGGTAGCAGCGGGGGCCATTCTCGGGCTTGAGGGACGAGACGACATAGCCCTTGCGCTTCAGGCTGCCAGCGATGGCACCGCGCACGGAATGACGCTGCCAGCCCGTTGCTTCGCAGAGGGCGTCGATGGTCGCCCCGTCCGGCCTCTGGAGCAGGGCGATGATGGTCGCGAGCTTGCCAGCGCTGCGAACGGGCTCTGGCGCTTCAATCGCGAGGGGCAGGGCAGGGGCAGCGTGTGCTTCGGCCGCGGCGTGCTTCTTCGAGCGGGACATCAGACTTGTTCCTTCTGTGACGTGGCGGCGTGATTGCCGCCGTCACCGGAACAGGCCCGTCTCCGGGCTCATCCCAGCAAGGCTTGTCCAGCGTCGGAAGTCCAGTCGCAAATAGTGAGTAAACGCTGGATTTTGTTCGACAATCACCGGATCAAGGTGATCAGCGGCAAGCGGGCATGGGCCAGATTTTGCCGGGGCTCGTGACCTCGGAAAATCTCTGTGGAGGGGCACGCGTGGTGGCTTGTCTGAATCGGAACATATGCGGAATATCGGAATCAAAGTAGAACGTCTGCACGATGGCAAAGACCATCGAAGGGAGGTGAGACGCACAACTGAGAAAAGGAAGGCTCATGATCGCTGAACATCGCATTCAATATGTTGTTCCGGGCAAGCTTCGCCCCTACACGCGCAATGCGCGTACCCATTCGAAGAAGCAGATCCGGCAGATTGCCGAGAGCATGACGCGCTTCGGCTTTACCAATCCGATCCTGATTGACGAGGCAGGCATGATCCTGGCCGGGCATGGCCGGGTAGAGGCCGCGAAACTGCTCGGGCTCGAGCAGGTTCCCTGCCTGCGCTTTGACCATATGAGCGAGGCGGAGAAGCGGGCCTACATCCTTTCGGACAACAAGCTGGCGCTGAATGCTGGTTGGGACGAAGACCTCCTCGCCGACGAACTGCGATCGCTGCTGGTCGAGCATATCGATCTCGATATCGGCCTGACCGGCTTCTCGATCGCCGAGGTCGATCGGCTGATCGACGAGCAGGTGCCGGAGGAGCCGGGCAACCCGACTGATGACCTCCAGCCTGCCTCTGCTCCCGCGCGCTGCGCGGCAGGAGATCTCTGGCAACTCGGTCCACATCGCCTTGTCTGCGGTGATGCGCTCGATCCGACAACACTGGCCCTGCTGATGGAGGGGGAGGTGGCCGAGATGGTCTTCACGGACCCGCCCTATAATGTCCCGATCGAGGGCCATGTCAGCGGTCTTGGCAAGACCAGGCACCGGGAGTTCGCACAGGCCTCGGGCGAGATGAGCCGGGCCGAGTTTACAGCCTTCCTGCGCAAGGCATTCTCGCGGCTCGTTGCCAACAGCATGGATGGATCTATCCACTTCATCTGCATGGACTGGCGACACATGGCGGAGATGCTTGAGGCCGGGGAGGGCGTCTATGCCGAACTCAAGAACCTGATTGTCTGGGCCAAGGACAATGGTGGGATGGGGACGTTCTACCGCTCTCGGCACGAGCTGATCTTCGCGTTCAAGCAGGGCAGGGCGCCCCATATCAACAGCTTCGAACTGGGCCAGCATGGGCGCACCGGACGAATGTCTGGCAGTACAAGGGCGTCAACACGCTGAAGGCTGGGCGGATGGAAGAGTTGGCGCTTCATCCCACGGTGAAGCCGGTGGCGATGATCGCCGATGCGATCAAGGATGTCTCCCGTCGTAACGGGATCGTGCTCGACCTCTTCGGCGGCTCCGGCTCGACGCTTATCGCCGCGCAAAAGACCGGGCGCCGGGCCCGGCTGGTGGAACTCGACCCGGACTATTGCGACCGCATGCTCGCGCGGTGGGAGGCCTATGCGAAGGACGATGCCATCCAGCTCGCCTGCGGTTGGCCAGAGGCCACGAAACGTGGCATCGCGCACGAAGCAGCGGAGTAACGCCCATGACGAAAGCGCCCAATTTCGGCAAGTCCACGCTGCCTGTTGCCTACGAGGTGGGTTACGGAAAGCCGCCCCCCTCGACCCGCTTCCGCAAGGGCCAGTCCGGCAATCCCGAGGGGCGTCCAAAGGGCGCCCGCAACAAGCTGCCGGCACTGAATGAGGAGCGTCTCAAGGACATCGTCCTGGCCGAGGCCTATCGCGACATCAAGGTCCACGACGGTGACCGGCAGGTCACGGTTCCGATGGCCGAAGCCATTGTCCGTGCAATGGCGCTAAAGGCAGCCAAGGGCGATCATCGTTCCCAGAAACTGTTCTCGGACCTTCTTCATCGGACAGAAGCGTCACGCAAGGCCCTGCATGACGCATGGCTCGAGCAAGCCATCGAATACAAAGTTGAATGGGAACGGGAACTCGAACGTCGCCAGCGGCTCGGGATCACGGCACCGGAGCCTTTGCCGCATCCCGATGACATCGAGATTAATCTCAGTACCGCGACGGTGTCCTTCCGCGGGCCTGCTTCGAAGGAGCAGCATGCGGCCTGGGTCTGGCTCGCCGAGCGCCGGGATGCTGCCGAAGAAGAGATCGCCGACCTGAAGGAGGAACTGAAGGCAGCGCCAGATGCCAGGACACGCCGGGTCCTCGAAGACCAGCTCCGCTACGAGACCGGGTTCCGCGACAGGATCGTCGACACCATCGGCGTCTGGCCGAACCGTGATCCCATGGCGATCCACCGGCACAGGGCCATGAAGAAACGCAAGGCGCTGACAGAAAGGAGATGAGAACTATGGACGCGGTCGCTTGAACGGAGGCGGACATCGCCTCGGATGGCGGCTAAGGGGCCGGAGAACGAACCCGCTTCGCGGGAAGGGAGCGTGCGCCTGAGGTCGCGATCATCAGTACGGTCGCTGTGCTTGCGTTGAGCGGGCTCGCTGGGAGGTAGAGCATTCGAGGCTTCTTCAAC